GTCTCACTTTCGAGAATGGTTCTTCTATCCGCGTTACTACTTCAGGCCGGTCAGGAACATATCAGTTAGTCCACATATCTGAGTTCGGTAAGATGTGTGCCAAGTTCCCTATGAAGGCCGAAGAGGTTATCACAGGGACGTTGAATGCAATCCACCCTGGTATGTTGGTTACTATCGAATCGACCGCTGAGGGACGCGAGGGGCGCTTCTATGAGATGTCTAAGCAGTCTCGTGCCCTGCAGGATCTAATAGCAGGCCTGAAGACTAAGCGGGAACTGGGCGAGGGTGACCCTGAGCTCCGGAAGTATCTTGAGTCAGTCGATGGTGTTAAGCTGGCCAAGACACAGTATAAGTTCTTTTTCTTTGGCTGGTATGACAACATGCTCAATGTCATTGACCCTAATGGTGTCCCTGTACCTAAGAGGCTCGGTGACTATTTTGACAAGATCGAGGTTGATCTAAATATCCGGATAGGTCCAGATCAAAGGGCCTGGTACGTCACTAAGGAAATTGTACAGGGCGACTTCATGTTCCGGGAGCATCCATCAGACCCGGATGAAGCCTTCTTTGCATCCTTATTGGGGACATACTATGCTATCCAGATGACCAATCTCAGGAAACAAGGTCATATTTGCAAGGTGCCATACCAGGAAGGGATCCTTGTCGACACCTGGTGGGATCTTGGCTATAATGATTTAAACTCTATTTGGTTTAGCCAGGACATCGGCCGGGAGATACATCTCATCCATTATTATCAGAATAGTGGTGAGGGTATGATGCATTATGCTGATTATTGCAGGGATAACACGCCTTACAGGTTCGGCCGGTGGGTAGCGCCTTTCGATATAGATGTCCACGAGTATACAGCTGGCAAGACCAGGCGCAAGATAGCCTTCGAGGCCGGTATTAACTTTGAAGCTGCTCCTAAGCTCGAGAAGCCGGATCAGATAGCCAACGTTCGACGCATCCTGCCTGTCTGTTACTTTGATATGGAAGGTTGCGATAAGGGGCTTGTGGGCCTTGATGCTTATCGTAAAGAATGGAATGAAAAACTCGCAGTGTACAGGGATAAACCCTTACATGATGCAGCAAGTAACCCGGCGGATGCCTTCGCTGTATTCGCCACAGCACACGCCTTTATGTTTGAAGGGGCTCAAAACGCAGCAATGACACTCAACATAGAAACAGTTGAGCGTGAGCGAGCCTTGACAAACACTTCCAAAGGATGGACCTGATACCTACCATAACATCTTAGACCAAAACATTGACTTTCACATACGTCAAATGGACACAGGTGAACTCATACCGGGTATCATTACGACTGCCCTGTTTATATTTTGGGCAGTGTGGTTATGCCTATAAATCCGGGGTATTGCATCATGCCTAAAGAAGGTTGGATCGAGGTTAAGCAGGATATGTGCCCTATGTGTGGCCAAGAGCTTCGAGTGCCGGCATGGGAATCTATCAAATGGACTGTCGAAGAGCCCTATTCCTTGTTTACAGGCGCAGGTAATCTGTCTGATAATACAGGGGCTATGGCTATCCCGGTATGTTGTAAGGTATGGGCAACCTGGAGAAACACTGACAAAGTATGGAGATACGAGATTAGAGACCACTATCACTGGAAATTCAAAGGGGGTATCGATGGAAAACAACTTAATGAGCGAATCAAGGAAGTGTCCAGGGAATCTGGCACCGGAGATCTGCTTCCGGTCGGATGGCGAGGACCAGATCTTTTGCCAACATCAGTCGGGTTGGAAGTGCATGAGGTGGGGAACGGAAAAGATAAAATTTTGGGCACGAGTGGGAAAGTGTCCCAACAGCACGCTCCCGGTAGAAGCTACGACTTCTAAGCCTGAGAAGATTCTCAATCCAATCAAGAAAGCCAAGCGAGCAATGGGGAAATAACATGGCGGTAAGAACAAGCAAGACAAGGACCCGAGGCGTAATTAAGGGTATCGGCGTAGAATTCGGTCGAGAGTGGACCGATGATCGAGAGTGGGCCGAGGACCGTGCCGAGAAGGCCCTGAGAGGCGGATGCAATGGCTACGGTCCTTCGTGGCCCGATCCTAATAGCCGCGGACCGAGGAACGGTAGAGGCATAGGACTTGGCCTGGAGAAGACCGGCCGCAAATATAAGCCCACGTCTAACCCGGACCTGTTCGGACCCGGTGGTGGTGAAATACGCTTCGATCCCCACGGTGGTGTCTCTGGCGGTATCATAACAATAAGGCCCTATCCCGAAAGCATGAAGCCCTTACCTCACAACATGAAGCCAAGACCGATTGATGTATAACAAAACACATGGCGGATCCAAAGGCGGCACATGGCCGACTCCGCCCCACAAAGCGCGCATTGATAAAAGAGGATATAGCGACTGATGGCAATACTCGGACCAGTAGCCAGCGTAACAGCCGGCGCAATACCAGAGCAGCATGGACTGTTAAATGTACAGTCAAACGCTGCTATAGATGCACGCAAGGGAAAGAACCTTGCCGAGGTCGGTGTCAATGATCCTTTCATGAGTGAGTTGGTTAGACACGTCCGTAATCATTGGGAGTCTGCCAAGACCAATAAGTGGCAGATCGAAGCACGCCTGCTTGAGTGTCAGCGTAATCGTAAGGGTGAGTATAGTGCTAATGATATGAAGCACATACGTCAGTTCGGTGGCTCTCAGATTTACATGATGATAACCAACGTTAAGTGCAGGGCAATAGAAAGTTGGATTAAAGACGTCCTGCTTCCGCCCGGTGAGAATCCCTGGAAAGTAACGCCCACTCCCATGGTCGACCTGCCTCAATCGATTGAGGAAGCCATTAAAGGACAGGTCTCCAAAGAGATTCAAGAGATAGCAGATTCAATGGGCGGTGATCTTGGTTTTGTCACTCCGGATATTGTTTCTGAAAGACTTGACGAGATCCGTCGAGAGGTTAAGACCGGCCAGCGCAAGGAAGCTATCAGAGAGGCCGAGGGTCTTGAATCCGAGATAGACGATGTCCTGACAGAGGGCAGCTTCTATAGAGAAGTCGAAGCCTTTATCAAAGATTTTTCCACTTTCCCGACAGCCTTTCTAAAGGGCCCGGTAGTCCAAAATAAGAAGGTCCTTAGGTGGGTTGAGAACGAAGAGGGCAAGAAACGGCCCGAGGTTGTCCGAGAGCCCAAACGCTATTGGAAGCGCGTAAGTCCGTTCGATATGTACTTTGCACCTGGAGCCAGATACATTGGTGACGGGTTTCTGTTTGAAAGAATGCGACTTCGCCGGAACCAGCTTGTACACATGAAGGGTGTTCCGGGATTTAATGATGCGGCTATCGATGCTGTTTTACTCGAGGATGTTGCCGGCACATTGGATGACTGGCTATGGACAGATCAGGAACGAGCTAACCTTGAAAACCGTCCTAATGAACTCATGGACCCCGAGGGAATTATCCAGGTGCTCGAGTATCATGGATGGGCCTCTGGCAAACAGCTTAAAGACTGGGGTATGAAGGACAGTGAGATCAAGAACGGTGCCACCATGTATCCGGTTACCCTGCAATTAGTTGATCGATGGGTGATCATGGCACGTCTTAATCCGGATCCAATGGAAGGTGTCCCTTATTATGGGGCCTCATTCGATTCAAGTAATGATTCTATTTGGGGCAATGCACCGCCCGAGTTGATGGAAGATTGTCAAAGGGTATGCAATGCCGCGGCCAGAGCGGTTGTGAATAACATCGCAATATCATCCGGTCCCCAGGTAGAGGTCAATTATGATCGTATGAAGGCAACCGAGGATACGGAGTCTCTATATCCCTGGAAGATCTGGAGGACCAAATCAGATCCTATGGGTAAGAATAGGGAAGCCGTTAGGTTCTATCAACCAGATCCAATGGTCGATGCCTTGCTTGGCATCTATCAACATTTCTTTACACAAGCCGGCGAGCAACTCGGTGTACCTGCATATGAGCATGGTGGACCTGGTGTTGGTGGTGCCGGCAAGACAGCACATGGACTATCCATGCTGATGTCCGCATCCTCCAAGATCATTAAGGATGCTATCGTCAATATCGATACCAATATCATTAAGCCTGTAATCAATGATTGCTTTATTAACATGATGCTTTTTGACGAGCTCGACTATGATGGTGATATCAACATCGTTGCTCGTGCCTCAGAGTATCTTGTGGTCCAGGAACAGCTCCAGGTCCGTAGAATGGAGTTCTTAGACAGGACAGCTAATCCGATTGACATGCAAATAGTGGGCATGCCTGGCAGAGCAGAGATCCTCAGAGAGACCGTCAAAAGTCTCAAGTTACCATCAGAGGACATCATACCTGACAGAGAGGAAATGCAGGAGCGTCAAGCGCTCATGGCCGCCGCCGAGGAACAGGCTGCCGCGATGGGTCAGATCGGGCCGGATGGTATGCCGATAGATACCGGCGCAGGTGGTGGTGGAGCTATACCAGATATGGCCGCCTCCGGACCTACGTCACCAGGAATTGATCCATCAGTCGAGGGCTCAGGCCTACCGACTATAGCACCGGGGCCAAGAGGATAAAATCATGGCAGATAATTCAACTCAAGTCGACAAGTATTTGGTAAAGAAAACAACGTCTTATGATCCCGACGAGGGCACGAGTAAGACGTTGAAGAAGAGCAGAAACAAACTACGATCCGCGGCATACGCTCCGCGTAGCTCAAAGACAGCCAAGGCCTATAAGAAGTCTTTAGACGAGGCGACGGGCTGGTAAGAAGGATGCGACGGGCCGGGATGGTACAGGTCCTTAATTCAAGATAGCTATCGGACTAAAATGGTGGGCTTGAGATAGCCCACCGAAACAAACTACAAGGGGGCAATTATGAATGTAGAACTAACAACCGAAGGAATGAAGGAAGCTTTGAGAGATCGTTTTCGTGTTATCTTACTCAAACACTCTCCCGGAGAGATAGAGAGACAGCTCAATGATAATGGTGATAAAGGGTATGGCATCCTTTATTTAACCAAACATTTCATCATCATGACCAGGGTAGTCAATCTCGATATGCCCAATCCATTAGCTGTTCCGGAGGGATGGACAGTGCCTGGAGCAGCGGGGACAGACGGTAATGCTTAAGAATGTACCGGAACATTTAGTACCTGCTATCCATAGACTTAAGAATACAGATGATTTTCTCAAGCTGGTGGATTACCTTCGTGACAACCAGTGGTACATGGCTGATATGGCCTGTAATTCACAGGGTGCCACATCGGATGAATTTTCGGGGGCTTATAGGATTCTTAAAAGCTTCATGGCGCAGATGTCTCTTAAGGAACACAATGCTCCAGGGGTAAAGGGGAGGCACTTCGAATAGACCACGAGCTCGGCTTGTAGCCGACTAAAACAATTCGCCATTATAGGCTAACTAACTAACAAGGAGAAAATTATCATGGCATGGAGAGCAGAATTAATGATCGGGATTGCCTACATAGACTCGCTCTATTTAGGAACGTATCCCGGCACTCTAATGAACACAACCAATTTGTACGTTACCGCCCTTGGCGCGACGACCATTAACGCTGGCGTGGACTCAGGTGGAGTCCTCGGAACCATCGTTTTATGGCCGGACACAGAGAATAAGGGTAGCCTGAAACTTCAGGCCGGCGACAATACCGGTGACGATGTTATCACGCTTACGACTGGCAATACCGGTGGAAACATTACCGTTGTCTTGCCGATCATTTCCGGAAATCTTATGGTCGACGGTGCTGCAGCCCTGAGTGTTGGAGCCGACGATGGAACACTGGGTACCCTAACCCTGTGGCCGAATACGGTCAATTTAGGATCCTTTGTCATCACGCCTGCCGACAATGCCAGTGATTATGTAATCACGCTGACCACGCCGGCCGATTCGGCAGCCGCTTGTACCTTCGTATTACCGAATGTCTCCGGTTACCTGGTAGCCGGTACCGCTCAGCTTACCCTGGCCGAGGTTGATGTCTTAGACGGTGTCACTCTTGGAACTGGTCAAGCGAGCAAGGTTGTCACGCTGGATGCTTCTGGTCACATGACCGGTATCGCTGGAGACTGGGGCTTGACCTCAGTTACATCTATCGACATCGCAGCCGGCGCGCTCGAGATTGCCGGTGTGTCCGTAACGCCGATCGCAGCCGAGCTTAATCGCCTGACCGGTGGATGGGCCTCAATCACCACGGTCTCCGAGACCGGTGCTGGTGGTTCGGTCGGAGTACAGCTGCAGTTCAAGGATGCTGCCGGTGCCAATATGACAGTGCCTGTATGCGGTATCTTCTACCTGGCCGATGACAGTGCTGGACTGGCTCACGGTGACGTGGATACCAGTGTTGCTACCCTGACCAATGGTTCGGTTGGTGAAACCGGTGGGACTCATAATGTCGTCAGCTTTGTGACCGCCGCTGATGGTACGTTAGGATTCACCATCACGATGGCCGCCGATTCAATTTGGGCTGTATTTCCTGGCCCGGGCGGACTCCTGCACATTACCGATGAGTTGATCGCAGACTAATCTTAAACCCCCAGTGGCTCATATCTTAGCGGATATGAGCCACAAACTAACTTGTATCTAATACGTGAGCCACAAGGGAGAAAATTATGGCTGGAACAGGCGGATGGGCTAAAATTACACAGAGGGATATCAGCGATCTGGTAGAGACCCTGCAGTGTAGGATCGACGACATATCAGGGGCTAATGCAGCTTACATAGCCTGCCCTGTGGCCGGGGTGATATCAAGGATAGACACCGTTGTGACCGGTGATACCGGTGGTGCGACTGTCCTGACAGCTAATATTAATGGTGGAACTAACATTACTCAAACCGTGACCATTAGAAATGGCTCGGGTGCCGGAGAGAGAGACTCTGCTTTGCCGGCGGATAATCGGACAGTAGCAGTAGGTGATGCCATTAAGATTTTATCCAATGGTGGCGCCGGCAATGCTGTCAGTGCTTTTGTTACAGTGACAATTACCGTAGGGTAGTATCGCGCAATAATGCGCCACATTTTACCAATTAAATACCGAGGGGGATCATTATGAAATTTACAGTCAGAGACAGAATTTTGCTTATTGGCATGTTGCCGCCGCAGGGCGATTTCCGGACCATTAAACTCTTACGCAAGCTCAGGGAAGCCCTGGCCTTCACCGAGATCGAGAACAAAGATTTCAAGATCGTATCAAGTCCCAATGGTCAAGTTACCTGGGACGGTGAGAAGGGCAGTGCCGGAAAGGAAGTCCTGGTCGGTGATGTCATGTTCGAGGTTATTGTGGGCTTACTCAAAGACATGGATGAAAAGAAAGCCCTGACCGAGAACCACGTCGACCTGTATGAGATGTTTATCATGGCAGGCCAGCCGGCAGATGAACACGGTCCTTCAATACCGGGTGAGGCGCGGCCGGACGAGAAGAGCTAAAAACCATACAACCGAATAAGCTAATGAAGGGGGCAATTATGGGGAAGATACTTACACCAGATCAGATGAAGATGGAAGCATGTCAGGCTGCTATCAGTAAGATTCTAAAGCAACATGGCATGACGTTCCAGCCTTATTTTACATGCATCGGCGGCCAGGTAGCACAAGGCATTAACCTTATACCAAATGATCAGATTATGACACCTGATCTAAAGGCGGCCATGGATGGGGGATAAAGACAACTGGACCTTAGAGGATATCGCCGGCCATGACATCGATAACCTTAAGACCTTATTGAAGAAGGATACTAAGAGCTATTCTTTCACACAGGTTCATAAGGTCGTGGCCTTCGCCGGACAGGCATTGAACAAAGCGTTGATGAAACATGGAATCAACCTTGAAGTTGCGATGCAGATGTCAAAGGATCCGGAAGAGTACGAGGACATTGGAAGTCCTCTTGAACAGCTAATGAATGAAAAACACGTTCGAGTTGAAGAGCGTATGACTTATAAAGGCTTAGACCGTTGGCGATGTGGGTTTTATGTGTACAAAGACAACGAGATAGCCGACTTTATAGGTGCCCCGGATAGGAAGGATAACACTTTTTCTCCAACGGGCATCATGTTCGTACTCACTACAACTGTAGATATGTAGCGAGTTAACCTCCCGGTAACCTGGGAATACCGGCCATTGGCAGGATCTCAGGCACCAGAATAGGCAATATGCCATCTTAAAAAGGAGAAATATCATGTCAAAGACAGATGCAGATTTTGTACCAGCCGCAGTGAAGAAGCAAGCGGAAGCGGCAGAGGTCGCCCAAAAGAACGCAAAGGAAGCTAAAAAAGCCAACAAGGCCAACGCGGATAAACCCGCGGAGCCTGTAGTACCTGCAGCACCCGTTTCAGATCCGGGAGTTAAGCCGGTGGATCCTACAGCAGCGCCTGCTATCGCAGTAGACCCTAAAGTTGTCCCGGCAGTGATAGAGGATCCAAATAAGGGCCCTGATGGTTTTGAGCAAAAGTACAACGTTCTCAAGGGTATGTACAATAAGGATACCCACGAGCTAAAGTTAAAGCTCGAGAGTATGCAAACAGCCATGGACAAAACGGATTCAATCATTGCCAATTTGAATAACGTGATTGAGAAGATCCCGGCTGCCCAGGCTCCGGCCGCCCCTGTAGTGCAGGCTACTCAGTTGATCGATCCTAAGTTGTTTGATGGATACGGTCCCGAGATGGTCGATGCAATGGGTACTCTTAATGGACTCGTTGCACGAATCGAAGCGCTTGAAAATGCTACGCCTCAGCAGGCAGCAGCACCTGATTCTGAGTTTGTACAAAGGCTTGACAATATCGAGGCCACTCAACAGGTGAGCGTTAAAGATACTTTCTATGCAGAGCTCGGAGCATGGAACGCTGATTGGGGAGTAATCAATCACGATCCTAAATTCGCGCTATGGCTTGAAGAGATTGATGTCATAAGCCAGGTGCAGCGGAAGATCTTGCTTCAGTATGCGTTTAAGCAGTGGAACCATAAGCAGGTTATAGCCCTGTTTAGTGCTTTTCATGGTCCCGCTCCAGTAACCACGCTTGCTCCGGAGGCACCAGCCCCTGGATTGGCGGCACAAGTTGTTCCGGAAAATACCGGTAATGCCGGCGATAATCCTGCCGGACAGCCGAAAGTAGAATATGCGACAAAGGACGACTTCCTGAAAGCCAAAGACGATTTTGTCAAAGGCCGTATAATGGAAGCTGATTTCGATAAGATTTCAAACAGTTACCAAACCGGACTCGGAAAGCAGCAATAAGCCTAAGAGGTACCGGTAAAACTCTAAAAGGAGAAACATCATGATTAATGCAGCCGCGGGAACTCCGCAGTACTCCGGTACCTTTATACCTGAAATTTGGTCCGGCAAATTGCTGGTCAAGTTTTATGCAGCCACAGTGTTGGCCGCAATCTCGAACACCGACTATGAAGGCGAGATCAAAGACGTTGGTGACAAGGTAATCATCCGACAGGTCCCTGATATCACGATCCGTGATTACAGCAAGGGCCAGTCCTTACAGATCGAACGCCCGGAAGCTCCGACCAAAGAGCTCCTGATCGACAAGGCCAAGTACTTCAACTTCATCTGTGATGACATTGACAAGCACCAGACCGACTTAGCCCTGATGGACAGTTGGTCACGCGATGCCTCACAGCAAATGAAGATCACCGTCGACACCGGCTTTCTGGCCGATGTTTACAGTGACGCCGCCGCAGCCAATAATGGACTGACCGCAGGAGTTATCTCCGGTGGGTTCAATATGGGCGTTTCCGGTACCCCGCTCCAGATCACCAAAGCCAATGTGCTGGACTTTATCGTTGACTCCAGTACGGTTCTTGACGAGCAGAATATTCCGTCCGAAGGTCGTTGGGCGGTGTTGCCGGCATGGATGTGCGGAATGATCCTCAAGTCCGACCTGAAAGACGCTTCTCTCTCCGGCGACGGAACGAGTATGCTTCGTAATGGCCGGATCGGCGTTATCGATCGCTACGAGATCTTTAACTCCAACCTGATCTACACGGAAACGGACACCTACACGGTGTACAACGCCATGGCCGGTCACAAATCAGCCCTCTCTTTCGCAGCCCAAATGACCAATATGGAAAGCTTGCGAGCAGAGTCAACTTTCGGTACCCTGGTCCGTGGCCTGAACGTCTATGGCTACAAGGTCCTGAAACCGGAAGCGCTGGTCCACCTTTACATTTACAAGAACTAAGTGTAGAGGCTAACTAAAGCCCCCCAGGTGGCCGGGGGAAATAAGGGGATACAGAACCTCGAGTACCCCGGCTACCTAAATCCAAACAAGAATCAACCTCTGACTAAAAGGAGAATAAACAATGTCCGAGTATCAATTTAAGGGAATGGGCAATGCCCTACCCTATAATGCTTATGGCTTTGCGGTACTACAGCGTAGGGTTAATGTTCCTAAGCTGATTGCGACAGACTACGGCTTCTTAGCCCTGGCATCAGCGCCCACGATTGGCCTGAGCTCATTTGCAGGCTTCGCTACCGACACTCTGAATCTGTTCCATATTCCGGCAGGGACCTGGGTCCTATCAGCCGGCTGCCGTATTGTAGTACCAGGTACGGATAATGTGGATGCACGTATCGGTGATGGTGCCGACGATCATGGCTGGATGGCTGCCGCAACCCCGATGGACGCTATCGCTGACACGGTTGTGAATACCATCGCTGGCGCCGGCAATGTCTATGGCCCGGATTACATGCAGGGCAAGGTGTACAATGCCGATGACACCATCGATTGCATCTTTGCAACTGCTACCGACATCCTGGGTGTCTATGACTTTTTCGCAGTGTGCGCTAAGGTCTATTAAACCATTTATCAACCTCTGACTAAAAGGAGAACCGTATCATGGCCACAGAATATCAGTATAAAGGAATGGGCAACTCTTTGCCCTACGACGCTTTCGGTTTTGCAGTACTCCGGCGCCGGGTAAATGTACCGGCCCTTATCGCAACCGATTTTGGCAAACTGGCTTTGGCGTCCGCGCCGACAGTAGGCCTGACTTCTTTCACTGGCTTTGCCGGTGCATCGAGTGACATTTTGAACATCTTTCATATCCCGGCCGGTACCATGGTTATTTCCGGTGGGATGCGTGTTGTTACCTCTGGTACCACCAGTGTGACCGGTGAACTGGGTATAGGTGGAAACACAGCTGCCCTTATGGTTACCGCCACTGCTTTTGATGCTGCTGCCAACACCGTTGTCAGTACGCTCAATGATCAGGCATTCGGTGGGGACAATATGCAGGGATACGTCTTCGCTGCCGCAGACACGATCGACTGTTTGTTTGCAACCGCGACGGACATTCTCGGCATTTACGACTTCTTTGTGGTATGCCACAAGGTGTACTAATCTAAGTTGTAACTTGTATATACTACCCCTGTTGTCCATACGGGCAACAGGGGTGTTTTAAACAACATTCTTTATTCAAACAATAAAGGGGGACATATGGCTTTAGACCCGAGAAACAAATTTATCGTAAAGACTGATCCGGATGGAGTGAAGCAGCTTTTTGGTTGGACACCTACGCTGGCTCAGAAAGAGAACCACAGGACGATCAGCTATGAAGACGCAAAGCGGATCCAGGTTGAAATAAGGACTGCAACAGAGGCTCGTATCAATAAGGCGTTAATGCCCTTACCCTCGATCGAAGAGGATAGCCCGGTCATTGAAGAAGTTGTTGAATCGGACGACCCGGACGTATTGAAGGCAAAGGCAAATCTTAAGCTGGCAAAAACCAATGACGACCTTCTCCTGATAGAGATGGACAAGGTTGCCAGGTATACCAGTAAGGATACCATCGAGGAATACTTTCTGATAAAATACCGTGTAGAATTGATGCCCGGGAAGTTAGCAGAGATGAAGTCCGAGGCTATTACGATCCTTACGAGCTTTGCGAACGAAGGAAAGCTGTATGAGGTAAAGGCAAAATAACATGGCTACAAAAAACTTATCAGATTGGCGGACAGAGGTTGCCAAATATGTTAAGTTCCAGAGTACCTATGATTCAACAGTGGACTCCGAGGTTAAGGAAACCATCAGGGATTTCTGCCGTGATACCGGAGTCTGGAAAGTAACACTCACAAGAATTGATACGGTTGTCGATACATCTACTTATACCCTGACTGTTCCGGAAACAAACGGTAAGGCTGAAATATGCTTTATCGATCATGTCAAATATAAAGAAGATGGTGCCGATGATGATCAATTTAGGAGTCTAATTCCCTTCACTCGAGAGGAAGCGGACTTGTGGGTAAATGGGTCCTGGTCTTTTCATGACGCACCTAATCCCTATAAATTCTATTCAAACGCTTCTAAGCAACTGATTTTATATCCAATTCCAACAGTTGAGAGTATCGCTGGCGTGCTTGTACGTGTGGTGGTCCGTCCTAAGGACGATGCCACAAAGGTGATCGATCATATTTATGTTGATTACAAGAAAGCAATCGCAGTCGGTACCGCAGCTGGCCTGATGAATATGCCGAATAAGCCATGGTCTAATGCCGAGATGGGTCAATTCTATCAAGAGCAATACCTGGCAAGGCGCGACGAGGCCTATCAAATGGTCAAGTCCGGAAACACCAGATCAAAACAGCAGGTTGTTATCCCCTGGTGTGGTGGATCCCGTTCGGAAAGACGTCGAATATTCTAAATTGGATATAAAACATGGACTCACTTAGTAAAAAAGCTAAGAGGCTCGAAGTTGGTTCTCCTCAGTTTAGGGGTGGGGCTGTTACAGTTAGACCTAACGCCCTTATACCTATAGGTGCATTCAGCATCCTGCAGAATATAAGAGGTTTCCATCCTGGTTTCCGAAAACGGGATGGCCAAACTGTACTTCATACGACCTCTCAACTCGCTACAAATCTAATCAATGTACCTGCATACAATGCCGGCTTGACTACCTATGCATGTGGCTATGGATACATAGATCACGCTGTATGGGCAAACTGCCAGGCCGGTGCGACAGCTGACACCGTTGATATCAGTCAAGATGGAAACAACGCCTGCCGAGCTAAAGAAGATGGTGGATACTCTGTTGGCAGGACCTTTCTATTCTTTGACCTATCAAGGGCTGCCGGAGTTGTTCAATCCTTATCCTTATACATCAGGCTGGATAACGGGACAAACCTTTCAGACATAATCGTAAAGAAATATTCAGGGACATCCCCTGACCTAAATAGCTCCGATGATCCATTTGTGGTCGGTGACTATGACGAGATCGGTGTGAACTATTCTGCCGCTGTAGACCTCGCAGGAGGCTCCTCAGAGGACTGGGTGGAGCTACCCCTTAATGCTACTGCAATAACAGACATAAACGCAGCCATAGGCAATGCTGACTCTTCAGCGATATTCTCAGTCATGCTTCGAGAATACTCACATGACGATCAGAATGTACCTCCGCCCAATGGCGAGACTCATGATTGCAATATGCATCTTGACACTGCCGGCGAGATACCCTACCTGTCCATGACTATGGCCACAACTCCCGAGATCATGAAGATATTCCAATGGAGTAAGGGCCGTATAAGTGAGCGGCATCTCTTCGCCCAAATAGAAGGTGGTGACCTTATTGAGTCCACAGACGAGCCCCCTACGGTTACAACCGGGGACTTTGGAACAGTTATAAATCAGCCTCGTGATGTCGATGCAGCCAGGCTGCCGCTGCCTGTTTTAACGATAGGCTATGGTAACCAGGTGCCGGCGTCATTCGGAGCGATCCATGACAACCTTCTATATGCAGATGGGATATCACAGCACTCTGTATGGACTGGGCAAAATGGTAAGATAGACACATTTAAAAAGGTTGATGGATCCGGTGCCCTTGACGATAACCCGGGTGACGGGATTGATTATTCAATCGTGGTAAGCGATTCGGATCCTGAAACTTATGCAGACCTAAGCTCATTCGGAGATCTTACAAATGATTTCCAGGCCTTCTTTATCAAGACCAGATTCAAAGCCAAGCAGTTTAACTTCACTGTCCGGACACCAAACGGTACAGCAGCTACCCTAAAAATGAAGACATGGGACAAGGTGGCTGGCTGGCAAGCCCGGACTATCGTAGACGGTACCAGTGTCTCAGCCAAGACCTTGAATCGGTCCGGATCGGTTACCTTTACCCCGGATGCCGAGGAGATCGAATTTTACGCATTCGGTGAAAATGGATACTGGTATATGTTTTATCTTGACGATGCCGCCGGGGACCTTGATGGAAACACAACAGTATCCGAGGTTACCTATGAAGGTGAATGGCAGAGTCTCGAGAATGTCTGGAATGGTGTACTGGTCGGTGCCGAAGAGGCTTACCACTGGTCAAATTCAGACGATGTCTATTATCATTATTCAGGCGTTGGTGTGGACCTCAGCTCTTTTACTCATTCGGTTGACTATCTGTATGTCAGCTCTATTGATAATCTGGTCGGACTTCATTTCAATTTTGGTGCAACTCCAAACACATTCACGGCGACAGTTGTTACCCAGGTCGATGGATGGGATGGTACTCAATGGGTAGACTTAGAAGAGACAGACGGTACCGAGGGCTGGAATGCTTCTGGTTTCATAACCTGGAAAAGGAATGCTGATCTACAAAAAAGGGAGTTCGAAGGATCCAGATACTCCGCATATTGGTGGAAAATAACGCTTGGAACAGCGTCAACCAGCACCGATGTCGTGGCTACAATCTTAACCTTGCCATGGTATGACATAGCTGACCACGGTGCATTCGGAAGATGTAATGCAGTATGGAAGGAACGTGCCTGCTATAGCTTTGGTGATTATCCGAGTTGGCTATACGTCACAGAAAACTCAGCTCCCAATGTACTAAACGGTTCCGACTATGCAGTCTTGCAGGCCGGCGATGGTCGACAAAACTCGATCGTGGCTATGGCCAAGTTCCATAATGAGCTCGTTGTATGGCAAGAAGAAAGAGGCCGCGATGGTGGGTGCTTGACATTATTTGAAGGGTACTCCCCTTCTACGTTTGGCAAGCTCCTGCTATCGGCCAAAATAGGAAGCTTCAGTCAGAAGAGTGTTGTTGTGATCGATGGTGCCAATTCTTTTACCAGAAAGGATGATAACCAGCAGACCCTGGCATTCTTTATCAGCCATTATGGGATCTTCGTAACTGATGGATCCATTGTTACCAGAATCTCAGACGATATCCAGAATTATTTCGATCTTCGATTTACAGAGTGTATCCGGAGAGGATACGAGAAACAGATGTTTGTTGAGCACGATACCTCTTCTAATGTCCTGAGGTTTGGCCTTGTGAGCGGATCAAGCGCTACACAGTGTAATATATTTCCGGTATTCGATCTAACAGACTGGAACTGGAGTTTTGATATACTGGGCCAGGCTCACTCTCATGTACACGAGGTAGAGGCCTCGAGTGGTCAGTATCCGGTGATTCAGGTTGCCGGCTCCACGAATGGCTTTATCTATAAAATCAATGACAATTCGGTGAAGACAGACGGTGGAGTGGACATCGACATGATCGTCCGGCCGGAGTTCAATAGTGCCTCGAGACACCTTGATGTATCAGAAATCGTGGTCCGGGCCTTGCCGGTAACCGGCTCAAGCTTTACAATGGAAGTGTTCGAGGACGGTGTAGAAAATACGGATGCTCAGCTAACGATAAGCACAGATGATCCGGCCGATGGTCAAGACCTAATCAGAGAACGAGCGGTAGTGGACCTCAGTCAGGCTTCAAATATTTCTATAAAATTAAGAAGCAATAATGATGAGGATTGCTATCTGTATGATTTTAACTTAGATATGGTCGAAGAGCTCGAGAGATAATCCGGGGGGGATTTATGATATCAAGAGACCTTGCAAAAAAACTGTATCAGACCATAAAGAATTATCCCGATGGTATGAGACAGATTACAAATAAGTTCCTATGGAACAGAGTCTTGAATGAATTTCCGCGGCTCGCAGAGTTCTTTCTGACCGGTAGAAATAAGAGAGCGCTAACGACTCTTGAGAGATCGCTTGCTGAATTCATTATACAGTCAGAGCTCATAAAGCCCTACAAGCCGATGCCCTACCATGAACACGAGTACATATGGGCTCCACCGAATGGAGGGCAGAATCCTCCGGGGCCTGGTCCTGGTGGCGAAGAGAATCCAAAAGAGCCAGAAGGTCCGCCGTGGGAACCAGGTAACTTTTTATGCTCGGCAAAGCTTGAGACTGGATGCTATTGTAATGATGATGACAATGGACAACAGATCGTTATTACTGGCACTTATCCAATCTATCAGATCGTCATAACCTCAGGGGATGCTAAGCTATTTGCGGTATCCGGTCTCTTCACGACAAGAGTGACAGCGATACTGAAAGGCGGCCAGCATCTAATCGGAATGGTGACAATCGAGGTATTGATGGTGTTGCCTACCGGGGCAACGTGTGACTCTAATGTCAATTTATTTGTGTGCCCGGAAGAGATATGCTGTGAAGGTGGCCAGCCTGAATGCCATGAGGACAATCAGGAAACAATAGGTTCAAATTCAAACACTGAAATCGTATTCTATGGTGGCTCGGGGCCGTATGAATATACAATAACCGGCGATGGTTTTTGGTTTGATCAGGGGTTTACGAAAACAGAAACAACAGCAACTAAGTCGTTTATAACGATCTATACGGATGCCAGTTCATGCGGTGTCGGTGAGATCACTATACTTGATAGGTGCAAAAAGACTGCATCGTGTACTATTCGAAATACATCCGGTCAGTGGGGAGCTGTAACTCCCGGGAGAATGTGTTGTGGTGAAAAGGATGGCGGGGGTGGCTGCGGCGCTGGTAGTATATGTCGACGTACCGAAGGTGAGTGTCGACAGTCTACACGATTCAGCCAGTGCCAGGGTGCAGCTGGATCTTGTAATGTTTGGGATGCTGACTGTTCTCACTGTGATGGTATTCCAGCATGCTCCAATGGATTTGATGATTGTATACCATTCGGTGAGTGTGGCGTTGACTTGGAGGATTGCGGTACTGGATCTCAAGTTAAACTTTGTTATGAGCCCTGCGCCAGTCCGCCCGGAGCTGGTGGATTCACTCGTGGATTATGTTACATTAATTCAGGTGGTTATCCATATTATCAATTATGGGAATGTATACCTTAAAGGGGATAGATCATGGGATGTAAAAATTGTGGTGGACCAAAGCATGTACCGGCAGTGAGGGGTAGGCGGAAGAAGGCGCCAATGGTACATAGTATTGATAGATTTGCAGCATTTAACCTTGGAACTCTTAAGGACTTCGTAGTCTTTTATGAATTAATGGAGACCATGGGGACTACTATCCAGAGTGTAAAAGATTTTATTGTTGGAGAGACCCGCAAAGATGATCAGGAGAATTCCAGGGCCAATAAGGTTAACAGGGACATGATAAAGTTTATGAACCTGATGCCTAAGTGTCCGGATTGTGGGGTACCGTTAGATGCGATTAGAGTTAATCATCGACCATGTTCAATGATTGGTGGTAAGTATCAATGGCTATTATCTTGTCAGGATTGGGAAGGTTGCGGATACGAGAGGGCCCTGGTTAGGGATATCAATGATTTTATATTGGAAACAAGACGTGAAGGTATTAAAACTATAAGGCAATTTACAGGGGGATCGAAGGAGAAATAAGATGGGTGAAACTGGATATTTTGAAAATCTATTAAGGAAGTACGAGGCATCCGGTAATGTTGTCGAGGCGCAGAAAGTGACTCCCTATACATATGCTACCGGAAGTCGAGCTGTTCCGACAGGTACAGGGCCAGCGCCGGCAGCTCCCGGCACTCCGCCAGCCCCTGGTGCTGCACCAGCAGCTACGGCTGGCGCTGAAGGATTTCCGGCTGCTACCGAGGCAAAGACAGACGTGACAGATGCAACGGCCATTTATAATCAAATGGTCCAGGCCGGCCAGGCAGACATAGATGCTGCAAAGGCTAAAGGCGTCGAGGTCTCAATCGGAACTCCACCCCCACAGGTGCTTAGTGATGCACCCCGGACGGATGGTCGTGGTCAATGGCAGCCCGGTGGAACTCCGATGATCGATCCATATGCGAAGGAAGCAGCTCCGACAGGTCCGACAGGGCCAGCGCCGGATCTTGATATATCAAATGTGGTACTTGATCTACCTGATTATCAGCCACCTAAAGAAAGCGCAAGCGCCCGGAAGGGAGCCGCTGAAGAGGCTTACCAGCGTGGCCGCGGGGACATGGGAGAGCAGGTTCATAATGCTATTATATCTGCAAAATCAATGCAGAATCCCCAGGCAAGAGCTCAATTCGTTGGTCAGGTTCTAAGGGGTATGGGTGCCGGCCTTGCAGGTTTATCAGCAGCCGCAGGCAAAGAAGGACGTCAGGTTGCCGCTCAGAAGCGTGGGGAGCAGCTTAGGATATATGAGGCTAAGCATAAAGTGGAATCTGCTGAGACATTAGCTCAGTACAATGCAGAGCTCGATCAGGCAATGGCTCAATGGACAGCCGATATGGCAACCTGGTCATCTGGCGGAGAGCTTGGCCGCAAGCAAATAAGAAGATCTACCTCCGCGGATGATAAGAGCGGAAGAAATAACAAAACGAGAGGTATGTAACATGGCATCTACAATTCAAGAGTATTTAAAACAAGTCAGGGCTGCCGGGGCTACGCCTACGTTTACAAATATAGGTGGTGAGAATCCGATGCTTGCTCCGGGCCCTGGACGGCCCATGGGCGGACCGCAAGTTCCTGGGGCTTATATGATCGAGGAAGCCGGTGGACAGCCTACAATGGATCCGTCCGGAGCTGTTACCCCCGCGCCGGCGCCGGCTATACCAGCAGCAGGCCAAGATGTCACACAATCTCAGATAGGTCAAGATGACGCATGGGCCCTGGCGGGACCAGCAACAAAGGCGATGCTCCCGGAAATTTGGAAGGCTACATTTCCTGGTAAGGAGCCCGGTGCTGAGCTCAGTAAAGAAGAGATGATTAAATGGAAAGCTGCAGGAACAACTATGAGAAATGCCAATGTCGATCGGTTCGAGCACCAGCTTGAAATGAGACAAAAGGATAAGGACCGTGAGGCAAGGGCTACAGCAGCTTTGCCGGCAGAAGAATTGACCATTAAACAAAGAGCCGACTATATCAAGGGCTTTATGGATGATCATGCTAAGATCCTTGGTGATCCAATGAATCCCATGAGTAAGCAACTGCAGGGCATTACCGCTCAGCAATATGCACAAGAAAGGCTTCAGTCAATAGAGGCATCACTCAGCGGACAGGCAATACCAGAAGAAGGTCAGCCTGCCGTAGGAGGTCAGCCCGGTGCAATTCCGGCACAGGGAGCCCCTGCATCGCCGGCACAGGTTGGAAACGAGGCCTTTAGTGAACCTCAGCAAAGTGCGCCGATGGATCTTCGTAAGGAGATCGCCGCTTTGGCAGCTGTCCATGGTCGCACTCCAGAGGGAAAGGCCAAAGCCATAGCAGAGCTTCGACAACGATATCCTCAATTACAAATAAGATAAGGGGCTTATAATGCCAAATCGGTTTTTAGAATTTCAAAAAAGAATGTTCGACATCCAGAGAGCCAAGGAACAGGTACAGCCCGGTTACCGTGATCCTTATATAGCGGCAGATCCTCCTAAAGAGGATGTACCGGAGCATAAAGATTACCCTGTACATACCGAGGCGCCCGGGTCTTTCTTTACTGGTGAGCCACCTGATGTCAATAGAATTATGGACCAGGAGTTTAATGCACCTACCGCTACGACTCAAAAGCAGCAGTCCGATTACGAAAATGTCATGAGGCGGCAGGACGTAAACTATATGCTCGACGAGGCATTCGAGGAAGAGCCGAGTACACTTCATAAAACAGGCCGGCTGGCTGAGGAGATAGGTATAGCTGCTGGTCAGGGTGTCGCAGACCTTGCGCGCAGTGCGAAGGTATCTGCTGAGGCCAGGGACATAGAGGCACTTCCAACTGAAGAGCTGTTAAAAACCACCTTGGAGAAAAAGGAAGTCGGTACCTGGTGGAGAGAATTTAAAGAGGATAAGGGTGTTGATCCTACCAGTGCAGAGATAGACACCAAAAAGAGGGAAGTAGCCACCAGACGCAAGCAGGCTCAGATTAAAAATAATCAGAAACTTATCGAGGCATTCCCCGAGTCAAAGGGCCGCGCATTTGAAGGCGGGGTCATGATGATTGTCGAGGACGCAGCTACCGGTCTTGTCAGGTCTTGGCCTATTATGGTGTCAGCTTCTGTCAATCCTTTAATCGGATTTAGCATTGCAGCTATCCAGATGCATGGCCAGAAGGCTGATGAACTCTTAGAGCAAGGGTATACACCTGAGGAAGCTAATCAGGCGGCCAAGCTATATGCAGCTCCGGCAGCCCTACTTGAGACAGCTGGTGCAGTGTTTGGTATCAGAGCATTTAAAACTGTATTCGGAAAGGCAGGGGCTGGCTTAGGTCTATCGGCTGTTGCCAAGAAGAAGGTGGGTGCAGTTCTTCAGAATATGATTGCTGAGGGCACAGAGGAGTTCCTTCAAGAAGAATGGGATGTCATCGTTACTGTGTATGCAGAGAATCCGAATGCGAGCCCCGAGTCTATATTAAGTCAGGCTAAAGAAATATGGGCTTCTCCGGAGCAAATGAGAAAAGCATCGTATGCCGCTGTTGTTGGTGGTGTTGGTGGTATCATGCCGGGTGCCGCAGGTGCCGCTATGAAGCAGGCGGTCGCGCTCCCGAAGAAGGCCTTGTCATACAAGCGTCCCCTTAAGGCGATCACCGATGAGGATTACAATCTTATTCAAAAGGGTGAAATGACCCAGGTACAGCTCCAGAAAAAGTATAAGGGGCGTGCTGACATTCAAGGACTAATTGATAAACTGTATGCAGAATACACTCCGCCCGTCCAGGAAACTGCAGCAATTCCAGAGCAGGGACCGACCGAGGACGAGGTAGCTGCATTCTATGGACTCGATGCCCAGGAGCTGTTTGACGATGTCTTCTTAGAAGAAGGTCCGGCGCCGCCAGCGGTAGAGGATAACTTTGCCGGCAGAGCTCGTGAGCTGCTTGTGAAAATGGGCAAGAAAGAACCGACCGAGGCAGAGGTTGCTGAGGTTGTCGAAAAGATAGAACGATTCAAACAGCCCGAGCTTTCCGGTGTCGATGCCGAGATAATGGAGTCTGCCGATATCAAAATTGCAGCTCTTAGATATAAGGGTGAGGTCTTTACCGGCGCCAATCATGGCGAGGCCATGGATAGGGTAGAGGATAAATTCGGTTATATTCCAGATGAAGATTTTATATCTGGTAAAATGGAAGACGGATTTTTGACTACTGACGACGAGTTTCTTAATCGTACCGAAGCATACAAGGTGGCAGATGAAGCCGGACAGATCAAGCGAGAGCCTGTTATTGATCCTACATATAAGGGACCGGATCTTTCTGTCATGGATGAACCTTTAATAGCGGAAGATTTAATGGAGCAGGTTGAAGCCCCTCCGAAGACAATAAAGGATCTTGATCAAAAGCCTATAACTCCTCCGACTGTATTTTACAGGGGTGAGACAAAAGAAAAGACCGGTAAACGCATAACGACCGGAGATGAATTTTGGGATAGTCAATTATTCATATCCTCAGACGAGGCCGGTGCAAAGATGTACGGTGAGAAGATCACAAGGTTTGAGGCAAGGCCCGATGCCAAGATATTATATGAAGGGACAAAGCCATTCGTTGCTTTCCATAAGGGTATCCCCAAAACAACCAGCCTACTGGAGAGTTCTTCTATAGTTGCCAAGAAAGCCAAAGAGGCCGGCTACGATGCGGTATGGTTTAAGCGCCAGGGTGATGTCGGCACTATCGTATTTAACAAAGAAGCGTTCACCAAAGGCGCCCAGGCAGCCCCGAAAAAGGAATTTATATCTGCCAAGGCTGCCAAGAGAGAAAAGGTCTATGACAAGAAGCCGGTAACAAAAGAGTCAGTGGCGGCTGCCAGGAAAAAATCCGCAGAGATTGCAAAGAGACTTGGCATACCTGAAGTTAAGGAACAGATTGAACCTAAGAAGGGACAAAAGCAACAGGTCTCTCCTGGTAAATGGGAAGTACCTACTTCTCCAGGTATGAGATCGATCTATGCACCTATATCAGCGCTTATCGATCAGGCCCATTTAAGAAAGACTGGTGAGGCAAAAGTACTCAGTGGCCTAAGGGACTATACCCCTGATACGGTCCTGGTAAACGGATTGACCCTGCAGAATCTTATTGATAAATTCAATGCCGGTGAAAGATGGCTTAAGGTCAAGGAGGACTTGAGCACTGCACAAGTAGGCGAGAAGGAAGCAGCTGCAATTAAGAAAGTATACGACACCCTGCCTGTAATAGCAGAGCCCACAAAGCTTGGTGATAAGCTTATAGCCGGTTTCCATGCAATAGCAAAGAAGTCTAAGAGGTTGCACTTCTTTAAAAAGATAGGCAAATTCTCTGGTATTTCTGGCTTCCACATAGGGGCTGACAGCTTCTTGTCAGATACCGCCGATGTTGGGTGGCACACATACATGCATGAGACCTTTCATGATTTGCGAACTGAGAATGCCGAGCTATTCAAGTCCATGATTAAACTGGTTAAACCGTTGGTTGACATAGCCAAATTCAAAGAATACAAGAAGGCTGTCAACGATTCAAGAATTGCGCGTGGCAGGGAAGCAATATCGAATGAGCTCATGATGGAAGAGTACATGGCTATCCATATGGGCACAGCTGCCAATACAAAGGCCTTTTGGAAAAAGGTGTTCAGCCATGATTATGCGCTGTTCGATGCACTCGGGCAGAAGGTTATGGAGATCCTTAAGACCGCAGGGCCCCATGTCAATGATGCATCAAATAGCAGAATGTTTAGTGATAGCGATACTGTAATGGATGCCCTGGCAGATGGATATAAGGAATACTGGTCCGACGCCGGACTGTTCGTTAAGCCTGGTGAGAAGGTCGATAAGGTTAGTGCCGCTCAGGCCGGATATGCTGCAGAGTCACTAAGTTATAGTTTGGATCCAACAACTATAGCTGCTATCCTTGAAGGCCAGACACTAAAGGACGACACTATAAAGATCCTCGATCTGCTCGGAAGGGCCGGATCAGTCGACGATAGTCTTATGACTCAGCTTGCTATCCAGAAATTTACGCCCAAAGAAGTCCTTACTGAAAAAGAGATAAAACTCAGGAATGCCAAGGTTAAGGGGCCTGCCAAGGCAGTCTATGAGAAGGCCTTAAAGGCATACGATGTAACAAAGAAGTTGTCCAGGAAGCAGGTTGCAAATCAGCTGTCTCGTGATGAACGTCCGAGCTTTATGAATATAACACTTGCGATGAAGAACAATAAGGGCCTCAAGACAGCGGTCAAAAAGCTCGGGAAGGATGCCGGGGTAGAGCTGTTCGAACAGGATGGATCTTTTAAGCATCATCCAATGGAAGAACGAACGAAGCCGGATACGGATAAGGTCTTTAAACTGTTACCATTATATGGAGGATTCAGGAGATCCATTGCCCAAACTATGGTAGATGAAATGCCCCAGGCTCGCAAAGAGGCATTCAGAAAAGATATCATAAAATGGGTGGAGAAAGCCTATAAGGATGGTACCGATCCAAAACTGTTTGACAGGAAGCTTGAAGCTATTCAGGACAATGAATACCGGATAGCATCCGCAGTAAGGGTTGCCCATAAGACCCTTGGTGCTATCAATCTAAATTCGATGTGTCCGATGTTCAATATTGGAAATCACGGTTGCTACCTTGATGGTTGCTATGTAACCGGCCAGGGGATGGGTGGCCAGGGCTTGAACTTTTATAATACGGCCCTGTATACTGGCGAGCTGTTACAAATGAGCCAGGAAGCGATCGATAAGTTTAATGCAGTCGGTGGGTTACGAATAAACGGATCCGGAGATACAACCACTGAGCAGTTCGGGGCTCTCGAGGATGTACTCAAGCATGCTGGCATGAGAGGATTGAAGCTTAAATGGATCACAAAACAGGAAGCCGCATTTGAATTTATCCATAAGATGCAATCCAGTAAGGATAAGAATGTAAAGAAAACTGCAATGGCCACAGTCCTTCAGCCTACCGTAGATCCTTATTGGGTCCCGGTAACCGAGGACGATATGAAGGGCTCCGCGGTAGACGTGCTTGAACTGGCCAAGGCTGCCAAGGCCGGCAAGACAGATGCTGTCATTGCTGCATATAAGCAGGTTACTGGACGAGAAGCCCGGGTAATTAACGGACAGGTGTTTAGAAAGTATGGGTTCTCCTCTGCTCAACTTGCTGAAATGTCAAAGAAATACAAGAAGGTCAAGGTGCAGCCGAGGCTTGTTGTCGGTACATTTAAAGAGATCGCTAAGTATGCCCTGGAAACTCCACAGATGATTCAGACGTGGATGCATGCTGCTATTAGACCAGGCCTGTATTCAGAGATTGACGGTAAAGTTTTGGGCGAAGGTGAGATCGGAAACTTTAGACTCCGAGCAACATTCGTATTAGGCCTAACGGGCTATGAGCTCAAGGGCACTAATGCCAAGGGGAAGGTTGTTGAAGGCGCCAAGGTTTACGAGGCATTCAATAAATACGTTGCTAAAAAATATACTCCACAACAGCGCGTTAAAATATTCAATGCTCTATTCGGGATGCTCAAAAAAGACTCAAGCGCTCTATGCTGTAGGGCCGGCGCCACCACAAATGCATGTGATACCTGTACAAGTCACTGTATGCAGGGCACGAGCTATACCGGAACTGAGCTCAGGGGTATAGCAGAGAAGGCCACACAACTGGCTACGTTTCCGGAAGAGAAGCCTGTCAAGAAGGCTAAGCCTGTTAAAAGGGTCAAGCCTGAAGTCATGGAGTCCATCGAAATCACTCCGGCCTTAGAGGAGTGGAATAAGGACGCTGAGTCACAAGGAACCTTTTTTCATGCTACCGATGCCGTGGAGGATTTTGATACATTCGATCCTGACCTATCAGATCTTGGCATGCACTTTGGTACCGTGGAGCAGGCAGGAGATATGGGCGAGAGGGATACCCTCCATGGGAGAATGAGAACATTTCCAGTAAGACTTAATATAAAAAAGCCACTAAGGATAATTGACACTGGAGCATTCAGCCGGGTGGGTATTGAGTGGCAACTTGCAGAACACAAGGACTTAGATGATGCAAAGTCCCAGGAAGTGATCTATGAAATGATAGATGAACTCGACCTCATTGAAACAGATATGGATAGCCAGGAATACATACTCGAAACGAATAAGATCATGAGGGCATATATCCAGGACCTCGGATACGATGGTCTTGTTTATCTTAACAGGGGTGAGGGATTTGGTGGAAGAGAAGTTATTAGTCGCTCCAAGGATACTGACAAGGCTTTCTTTAAGGAAAATCCTGATGCTAAGGATTCATGGGTAGCTTTTGAGTCTAATCAGGTTAAGTCCGTATGGAATAAGAAGCCGACCGAGGCTCCGAGTATCATGGAAGAAACTGACATCGAGAAGATCCTAAGAGAGAAGATCGGTGTGGAGAAAAAGTCTATCAAGAGCAAGGTCGTTGATGCCTTCGATGATTTTTGGGCAAACAAGACTACCAGGACTGTCGATAAACTTCATCCGATTAAAGAGAAGCTCGGCGGTGATGGTACGGCATACATGCTACACAGAGGTATACCGGGAGTGCAATCAACTCTCAATGCCCTGATGTGGCACGGCAAACTGGGAATGGATGTCGATGGTGTCATAACTACAAACACGACCGACCAGGGCTTTCTTAAATGGATGAAGGATGTCGGCCAGGATGGTGAGAAAGCCTTCTACTGGATCATGGCAAAGAGAGCTGAGACCCTTGAGAAAGAAGGCCGCGAGAACTGGCTAACCCCTGATGTCAGAAAGATAATTCTCGATTGGGTTGGTGATCCAAAGGGCAAGCGATCGTGGGAGCAGATAAATAAAGAGTTCCAGGAATGGAATAAGAATATACTTGACCTGGCTGTCCGGGCTGGTCTGTTGACTGATAGCCAGATAGAAGAGTGGCAGCGAGATTTCTATATCCCATTTTACAGGGTGTTCGAAAATCAAGAGGCCAATGCTGAATATATCAAGGGCCCACAAAAAGGAAAGATAAACTTATCCGCAAGGGTCATGCGATTAAAGGGCGCCGAGGAGAAGCTCGGAGATCCTTTCGAAAATATCATCCGGAACTGGAGCCACCTTGTTGGGGAGTCCATGTCTAATGTGGCAAGGGCCGAGGCTTATAATTTTGCAAAGAGTCATGAAGTCCCGTCCGGTTTAACAATTATTAATGATGACGGTCTTGAAGAGTCAGTCCCGATGATCGAGGATGCAAAATGGTCCGACACTGTTTTGTTTAAAACTCAGAAAGGAACAAAGGCCACCTTCATAGAGAAGAAGACCGGTGCCGAAGTGTTATCGTTCAAGGATAAAGGTAAGACAAAATTCTTCAAGGTTAATGATCCTGAATTATTCCAGGCTCTTAGTATGGTAAATAAGGATTACCTGGATGGAGTTCTCATGCGCATAATGTCCGGAACGAAGAGAATGCTTACTGCCGGCGCCACGTTCGGGCCTGCATTCCGGGTTGCCAATATGATCCGGGATACCTTGCATACCTTTCAGATAACAGACAAGATGTCGTTTGTGCCATTTATTGATACAGCAAAAGGGTTTGTCAGTGCCTGGAGACAGGATCAGGACTTCGTTGATTTCATGGCTTCTGGCCATGCCTTTGGTGGTAGCTACGTGCGCGCAGATGATCCTAAAGCTATGGACAAGCATATCAAGAAGCTTGCCAAGCAACATAATAAAAGCTTTGGTTCTATTGCAAAGACTATGCTGGACACTCCGTCTAAGCTACTTGAGTTTTGGGAGAAGGTGGGTGGCGCGTCTGAGAATGCAGCCAGGGTGCAGCTCTACAAGAATTTAAAGAAAGAGGGCAAGACGACTCTCGAGTCAGCCTTCGCCGCTCGTGACCTTATGGATTTTCAGATGTCCGGAAACGGCGATGTGGTCGGCTTTCTTATAGCAACGGTACCATTTTTAAATGCTCGTATGCAGGGCCTGTATAGAATGGGCCGGGCTGCCGTAGAGAATCCCAAAGTGTTCTTTGCCAAAGGTGCTATGATCACCGCGGCAACCATGCTGTTGTGGTGGTTGAACCATGACGATGACCGGTATAAGTCGCTCGAGTCCTGGGAAAAATTTTCATATTACCACTTCTGGATTGGGGATACTCACTTTAGAATCCCGAAACCATTTGAAACAGGTGCTATCTTCTCGACGATGTTCGAGGCTTCTGCCGATGTGGCTGTTGGGACCGATGATGGTAAACACCTAATAGAAGCGGTTGTCCATACACTTGGTGAAACATTTGCATTCAATCCGATACCCCAGGCTGTTAAACCGATAGCCGAGCAGTGGGCTAATAAGTCCTTCTTTACCGGAAGGCCTATCGAATCTCAGTACCAGCAGAAAATGAAACGTGGTGCGAGATATGATCCCTGGACGTCACCGACACTGATCTTGGCCGGCAAAATGGGAATACCCCCCAAACGAGCTGAGGTGCTCATCAGGGGCTTTACTGCTGATATTGGTATGTCGCTATTGTGGATATCCGATATCTTCGCCAGAAACTTCGCTGACTTCCCTGTGAAGCCAGCGATGAGAATAGATGAAATGCCAATGATCGGAAGATTCGTTCGACAGGCAGGCCCAAAGCGCAGCACAAAATATATGTCAAAGTTTTGGGACATGATGAAAGAGGTCGATCAATTAGTGACGACCGTTAATATGTATAAGAAGTCCGGTGACTTCGAGGGTGCTGTAAGGATTGCCGAGAAGAATCAGGAGCTAATTAAGTTTAGACCATACATGAACAAGGCGCGCCAGCAGCTACGGAAAATGAGCCACCAGGTAAAGAGGATCTGGAATGATCCCAATATGTTGGCCGACGCTAAGAAGGAAATGATAGACAAGATTTATGAAGAAAGAAACATCTTGGTTAAGAAAATCTACGATTCATATTTAAAAGACTTATAAAAAAAAGGAGACTGAGAGATGAACTGTATTAATGTGATGCACATATGGCTGTCAAAGGCCATAACAAAAAACACCAATGTAGAATCTGGTGTCATCGACATGGACCCGCTCGACCTTAACGGGTTTTTCTCTGCACAGCTTTATATGGTTGAGGGTACCGATACCTCTGTCATTAAACTGCAGTGGGGAGTGTCAAATGACGGGACAAACTTTATTTACTCGAGTGACGGTAATGATGACATCGTGACCGCGTTTAAAGCTAACTCCGGTCCGGGAACTAATGGTAGGAACATCTTTTCATTCGATCCTATCACAGCAAGGTACATGCGCTTCAAGGCCACCGAGACCGAGACCTCGACTGATGTTACTGGTTTTACACTTGACGTTGCAATGCACTAAGGAGTAGCTGAATGGCTTCAACTAAAATAGGTCCATGGGATACTAAAATAAATCGCCTGGTAGTTGGTGATAGCTCTTTAATCCTCGAAGATCCAGGGTTGGGTGAGATGCTGTTTACCATCGATGATGTAGAGGTTCTTTCTCTCACCGTCGACGGTATGCAACTCTTCAACTCTGGTCCTCGGATCGATATGATCTATGACAATGACGACCTCAGCCCAAACTCAGCGACAGGCCTTGCTACTCAACAGTCCATAAAAGCTTACTTCGATGCCGGGAATGATATCATCTCTGAGGCAGATTCTTCAATCGAGGTGGTCGACACCGGGGATGGACAGCTGAATTTTACCGTTGACGGTACCCTTGTGGCAGACTGGAAACTGACAGAGCTTCTAATGCATGGTCCTACTGGTATCATTTTCGACTTCGAGGGCAGCGGGATTGGATGGGATACGGGCACGAGCGAAGGATATATCGCACCCCTCGGTGGTGGGCTCCTTATTGCCACTGGAGTCGGTATTGCCTTTACCTCGTTAGATCTTGCTGCCACAATGATGATCATGACCCTCGGTGCTGGAATTGCATTCTACTACAACAATATATTAGAGGCGCAAGTAGAATCTGGAAAATTCTCGGCCACCAATGGTTTCAGTGTAAACGAAAGCCATACGGTAACCAACTTGACAGGGGTTGATGTCAACCTGGTAACCGGTACAGGTGGTACCGCAAATCTCGGTAGGTGGAATGCTGATGGTGATTTAATCGAGTCGGCTTCTGCAATATCCGATGCACAGTTGACTGAGCTCGTAGATGGATCCACTGCTTCTATACTTCATAAGCACCCGGCTAACTATATAACTATTACTGATGCTGGAAATTTTTATGATGGTGCAGAGGTAGAAGTTGCCCTGCAAGAGGTCGGTGAGCATATGACCTTTTGGAATGGTACATTTCATGAGACCTTTAATGCCCTGGTGACAGAGGACGGTGGAACTCTAACCCTAAGTGTTGAGCAGGCCGGTGGTGAGGGTGGAGACCTTGAGATGGTGTTCTCCTCTGGACATTCAATTCTTGATTGTACGCCGGCTGCCACAGTAGAGATAACGCCTGGGGCGGATGACGCAAACCCACAGGAGCAGTACGTTTACATTCCCGAGAGTACGAAGATCCTTACGGTGCATGGTAGCCAGTGGCCTGCAGAAGAGCATATCAAGGTCGCATATCTATTAGTCCCGAGTGTGGCAGAGGTTGCGGCTGAGGGCTGTTTCATTAATCAAAACTGGAATGACCATGCTCGTGGAACCGATAACCAGGGGCACCTATCTCATCTCTGTGAAACCATAAGGCTAACGATGGGTGGGGCTAACTGGAGCTCGGGTGTAGCTGCAAATGGAGATGATTCAACCTATTTAGTGACAACCGGCGATCCGGATGAAATCTATTTTAAGTCGACAGCCGGGGTTTGTTATCAGATGCATAGGCACACAGTGCCTGCTTTTAATATGCAGACAGGTACGGACCTGCATGTCGTGAACTGGTTTGAGGATGCCTATCATGAGGTTGCCGACATCGCTGAAATCATCGCAGATTCAGAAGATGGATCATTAAATAATAAATATTACAACCTTGTGTTTTGGGGCACTGCAAACAAGACCGGAGAATATGCACCCTTGATGTGTAATTTACCCACAGGGTCCTATAATCTTTTGTCGGCCGCGATAGTTGATTCTGATGAATACGATGTCACGTCGCTACCGGACGAGTATACAAAAAAGAGCTCGACTGGATTTTTGATTTGTCGCTTGACCCTTAGGAAATCAGGAACAACTTTTACCCTTCACAATACCACAGACCTAAGAGGGCTTAGTGCCGGCGCGGCAGGTGGTGCCGGGTTCGGTGGTGGTGGTGGTGACACAAACTTTCCTGACAATGCATTCTCTATCTTTGATCAAGGAGATGTTACCAGGGTTCTCGACTTTGTTCTCGATGGTATAACCACCGGAAATACCAGGACAATAACTCCTGCCGATGCTGACATGACACTGCTGTCAACTACTGACTATACCGACTTAACGGATGCCGGGAACACCACTCTTCACGTCCATGACATCTATGTCCTGGCAGATGGAACCAGGGATATTGCCATGGCTCCTTCCGGCGCCTGGTCGATCACAGATACCGATGGTGATGACATAGCCATTTTTACTTCTAACGGATCGGTAGAGTTATTCTATGTAGACCAAAGCATCTTTCAATCTCAAGTTGATGGATTCTTATTTGGGAATACGTTGTATGGTGACCTGACTGTAAATTCCTCTGGAAACATAAGCCTAACATCGTTATATGCTGATGGAACAGTCGCATTGAAAGGGACTGCCATTGGTGGCGCAGCTCCTACCTGGAACCCGGCTGATATGGGGTCCAACCTGACACTTTCAAACGGTAATCTTACTGTCTCAAAAGTATCTAATCAGTGGAGATCTGTTAGGGCTATAGAGGATGGAGCTTATACATCCGGCAAATGGTATTGGGAAGTATTGATCGTAAACGGAGGCACTCACCATCTAACTGGATCTTGTGACGGCAACATAACAATGAGCGGCCCGATCTCGACATCGGCAGACGGGTATGCATACAGGAGTGCTGGGGAAAAATGTAACAACGCCGCCTGTTCAGGATATGGCGATACGTACACAACCAATGATGTTATCGGTATTGCCCTTGACATGGATTCTGGAAAGATTTGGTTTGCCAAGAATAACGTATGGCAAGCCGGCGGAAACCCTGCCGCAGGGACAGGAGAGGCTTTTTCTGGAATAACCGCAAAACAATATATAGCTACCTCTCTTTATTCGAATCTTATCGTTCATACCCTTAGGGTCGCTACGGGAGATATGGATTACTCACCACCATCCGGATTCAACGCAGCTGGTTCGTCGGCCGCTTTATTTACAATGCTTAATGCAATTCCTGGTGGTGCGGTAGACCTTTATCATGGGTTGAGCGTGAAGCTTTCGACTTCAGCTGATGGAATTGCTGTTACTGGTACGGTTACCGCTAATGGCCTGACCATGGGTGACACCGAATATGTCACTTTCGGCGCCGGTCCGGATGGAACAATTTATTCGGACGGTACGAGCCTGGCATTCGGAAACGGGGCTCACGATGAAGTCTTCGCCACCATGACAAACGGTGGTGCGGTAGACCTTTACCATAATAATGTCAATGTGTTCGAAACAACGGCCGCTGGCGCCCAGGTAAAGCAGACGCTCAAGATGAACACTGCCGCCTCACAGATATTAAACTCTGCCGGCGAGACAGCGATCGAGATCAATGCCAATGGGAATGTCGAGCTATACTTTGACAATGCAAAGAAATTTGAGACCACAACCAATGGGGCCACCCTGTCCGGTGTGTTGATTTCAGACGGTTTAACCCTCGGTGATAACGAGTATGTGACTCTTGGCGCCGGCCCGGATGCCCTTATATATAGCGACGGGGACAGCTTGATCATATCGAATGGCGCCGGGACTGAGGTTATGGCTGACTTCGTTCCGGATGGACCCGTAAGCCTTTATTATGATAGCAGTAAGGCATTCGAAACTGCTGCAAATGGTATTCATATACTTGACACTTCAGGAGGCACAGCAGCCATTACATTTTACAGTGACGGCCCTGCCAAGATGGCCTTGCAGTATGCCACGGCTACTAAGTGGGTGCAGCAGTTGGGTGGTTCAAATGAGAATGCTATCATTGCAAATCTCGATGGTGGTGTCGAGCTGTACTATGACAATCTAAAGGCATTGGCAACACAAGCAGCCGGAATAAATGTTTATGACACTTCCGGTGACGATCCACAAATATACCTAAGAGACAGCAGTAACAATGTAGTAGGACAAATCGGCATAACAGATGCTGATATGTATCTTAGACCAAAGAGCTTAGAAAACGGTATCACCATTAATGACAATGGCTCCGTGGTCCTTTATTATAATAATCTCAAGGTACTGGAAACCACTGCATACGGCATTGATCTATACGATACCGATGGGAATGATCCGTACATACAATTTAGGGATTCAGGTGGTGGTGCTGAGGGTGCTATCCAATGTACTAACGATGACATGCAGTTCAAATCGGGTGCCGGTGAGATCTTTGCCATATTTAATAAAGACACTTCTGTTGACCTTTATTATGACAATGCAAAACAAGCAGAGACAATCTCTGGTGGATTCAAGGCTACTAATAGTTTAACGATTGCAGCAACTACCAATGTTACCGGTATCTTAGATGAAGACGACATGGCTTCAAATAGTCCGATATCATTGTCAACACAGCAATCGATTAAGGCATATGTTGATACGACATTTAAGAGAAAGAATCTAATTATCAACGGGGCTATAAATGTAGCCCAAAGGGGTACCTCGTTTGTCGGTGTAACAACCGGATCTGATTATACATTAGATAGATGGCAATGGCCTCAAGCTGGTGCAGCAACTGCTGTCGTAGACATTACTCAAGATACAGATGTGCCAGATGGGTTTGGATCTTCTTTAAAAATTGATGTTACTACAATAGAGGACTTAGCCAATGATGTAAGGGCAGGTTTGAGATATGGAATAATTGGTTCATCTCTTCAGCACTTAAACTATGGCGATGCGGATGCTAAGGAAATGACACTTTCCTTCTATTTTAAATCTGATAATAAAACAGGAACAATGGGTATCCTATTATTCTCTAATGATTCCACAAGAGTATATATGGATGAAATTGTAATAGCAGATAACAACTGGAATCGTTATGAAATGACAATCCTTCCAGATACTAATTCTGGATTTATTAATGATAATAATGGATCACTTTATATTTACTTTATGCTTGCAAATGGCGCAGATTTTGATGCTGGAACCAAGCAGACATGGGCTGCCTATGCGGGTAATTGGACTACAGTTGATCAAGATAACTTCCTTGATCATGTTGATAATAATATTTGGATTACTGGCGTTCAATTAGAAGTTGGATCAACTGCGACTGAGTTTGAGTATAAACCATTTAGTGAGGAACTTGAGAGATGTCGATTTTTTTATGAGCGCTGGACATCAGATGAAAACTCAGACAATCTGGAGACTGGAAGCGGCTATTGTAGAACAACCACGGTATGCGACACTGTCGTGAACTATGTTACCAAAAGAGCTGTACCAACAATTAGTGTGGAAGACGTGGCGGCCTGGTTCGTTGCCCATGAGAGCAGCGCCTCTGCTACCACTGGTATGACTTCGACTAATGTTGGATTACAAACTGCTCGTTTAAGAGCTACTGTGGCATCGGGCTTGACCGTTGGCAATGGTGGAATCATTTATAGTAAGTCTCCCGCTGGTGCCTGGATTGAATTTGATTCTGAAATATAAGGAGATATCATGGTTAAATATAAGCTAAATGATTCTGGAGTAATAAATACCGAGACAAATGCTTGCATACCTCCATCGATGGATAATAGGCATTGGGTTGAATATCAAGAGTGGCTTAAGGATGGTGGTATACCAGAAGAAGAGATCACTCCAGATGAACAGATAGTTCTTGACAAGCAGGCTGAGATCCAGGTATTCGAAGACAAGATCCAGGCAGAGATAAGACGGGTTGCGGTTGAAGCGCTGAGGGGCTTAGGCGACCTGCCACCAGACTATAAGGATATACAGGAGGAGACATGTTAGAAAAGGAAGAAGTGGTAGATCTTATCCAGGTTCTTGAAGATGGGTCAATTCAGATAAGAAAGGCAACTATAATAAAGGAAAATGGCGTTGAGATTGCGAGGACATTCCACAGTCATTGCAAGTATCCAGGTGAAAATGTAGATGAAGAAGACGAGAGAGTAAGGGTCGTTGCAGACTCTATTTGGACAGAATCTGTTATTGATAAATATGAATCAAAAACCGAGGTGATTAAAAAATGAAAGCGATTAAAGCGGCACAGAATAGGGTTAATGGGAATGCGGCACCATGGATAGGCGGAATTGCAGTGTTTATATCTGTGTTGGGTTTTCTCGGAGCATTTTTATTTAACGAGGTTACCGCGGCACCTAAGATTTACGAGACAATCGAACAGCATCAGCGTGATGTTGATAAACAAGAACGAGACCGTCAAATGGTCGAGGACAAGATCGATAAAGGATTCGATAAAATATACAGATTGATCTTGGACCTTCACAAAAAGTAGGGGGAATTATGTTACCAGCAATACCTATTGTCGTGGGTCTGTTCAAGATGGCCGGCGGCCTATTTTCAAATTGGCAGAAGCGCAAACTGGTCAAATCGGAGGGCAAGATAGCAATAACAAAGGCCAAGCAAGAATTTAAGGTGGCTCAGTACTCGGCCAAGTCTTCAATGGACCTAAAATCATTGGAGGGTATGCAGTTTAGCTGGAAGGATGAATTCTTAATGCTCGTGCTTGTGATCCCGGTTATAATGTGCTTCATTCCTGGTCTGGATACCTATGTGCTGGCAGGATTTAAGGTCCTGGACCAGTGCCCGGATTGGTATAAGTGGGCACTGACCGGAGTTATAGCGGCTACATTTGGGCTGCGTACCTGGACTGGCTTTAAGAAATAGTCACAGTAAATTCGGAAGCATAGGGATGATTTCATGGACGCTGGATACCCTGGTTATAATCTCGGGTATCTGGCTTTCGTTCTCTATCTTGTTGTAATCTTTGTCGATTACTATGGACCGTATCCCAATATCTGCAAGATGGAGGACTGTCTTTCTGCGATCTTCAATCAGTATATCGTTTGGGCTAAGATAGAGATACTTATCGTCACCGCTGTCAGTCAGCGCTATTGTATACGGAATACCATTTGCAAGCTTGTGAACTATTTCATGAGTTGATACGGCTGAGTCCCTCGGCCTCGCGGTTATAACCTGTACGGGCTCACCTGTTAATGAAAACAGCGTGCTGAATATTTCCGTGACTCCTGGGTAGATTGGTGTCACGTCCCATAGATCATAAGCCCTGTAAAAGAAACCCCATAGCATATCGTCGGATATTTCAGGTTCGGTATTGAACTGAAAAGTCTTGGTCGGTATCCTTTTTATGCCATGTTGCAGCATGATGTCTTCTGCGATAAATATCAGGTCAACCAACACTCCGTCAAGATCAAATTTAATCATTACTGGCCTCTCTTTCAATCGGCAACGGCCGCTGATACTGAGCTTTTGGCTTGTCCTTAAGCCGAGTCGGTGGCTCTACCGTCTGGACGGCTCTCGGGGACCACCTATCGTATGCCATACATAGTGAGCAGCGCACCGTCCTGGCCTTCCAATCACCTGAGCTGCATGTGTCACATTGCTTAGCTGACATCATTCACCTTCCTTTTATGCATTCGATCGCCTGCCGGTCGTTTGGGTGCATCGGGCGCATTACCATCACGGCTATTAACCAGATTGTCTTTGCTCTTGATATATGACTGGCTGGCCTTATCACCATTTTCATCGGTACCTGTGCTAAACCAGACGTACTTGAAAGCCAGCCTCATTTTCGTAAGGATATTATCAGCCTTCCTGCGGCTTTTATAGTGCTCAAAGCTCTCACCTTCTTTGCGTTTCATAGTTCACCCCACAAATTGGTTAAAGAATTTAAACGATTTCTCTATGGCATCTTTCGTGCATTTGAAATACCACAACTTATATCCTGGAAACTTGCTGTATTCCATGTTGGAGACTCGCGGAATGCGTGGGTCCATTAGTTTGACATGCCATTGTGATAGATTTAATCCATACAAAGGATGAATCTCGTCTACTGACCCCTGGTTGCATATTAAGTCTGTGATATTACACAGGTATGGATTATTGACAGCGTCGCGTATTCCCTCGTAGAATTGACCATTCCTTTTAAAGACACCATATAGATGTTCGATTTTTGTGCCATAATTTTTTGACACCCACAGCGCGAACTGGATAAACACTCTTGCTCCAGCGCCACTGCTAATCGAACAATGATGGTGGCCGAGCCAGCTCTTGTAGTATCTATGGAGCTTTAGCATGCCTACGTGGGCTGTGAGCTTTCCGGATTCATCGCGTTCAACCTTGTATGTATGATCATCGGTTTTATACGAATCGATTATATTTGACATGGCTAAGTCGAGATTAATACTTTCGACTTTGGCAGGATATATAAATCCGGATTCCATAAATAATTGTAATAACTCTTCTTTGTTTATCATGAAACCCCCCGATATTCTGGTAGTATGTCTTCCATATAGATGATTGCATCTATTTCTTTATGAGCAGTGACGTACCCCTTTATTTTCTTGCCTTCCATCCACAGCTCTATCTTGAAATCAGGGTCATGTGGATCGAGGACAGCCCCGAGTTTCCCCTGGCTGTCCTCGTATACAATGTAGCTTTGAACGCTCATAAAGCCTCTTAATGTTGCTTTGAAGCCACTATTGTGGGTTGCATGCCTCATAGACATCCTGGATTACCATCTGTTTTGCTCCAGGTGATAGCGCGCCTACGGCAAAGTTGCGTTTCTCCATTGATGCTTTGGTTTCTTTGGGATAATTCTTATTGACAAATTCCCAACGGGCGTCGACGTTGGCGTCGGCTCCTTCTTCTCCGGAGGCAATGCTGGTCTGTTCCTTCTGCGCTTCCTCGCGCTGAGCGTCTACCGGGTATACATCGTCCGGAAGGTATTTAGACCACTTCTCTCTGGCTCTCTTGGCTATCGCCGGGGCCTCTTTCTCGGCTTCAACAAACCGCTCGAGATCGGACCAGACAAACCCTTTATAATCTTCCGGCTTCATGGTATTCCATTTGAGCTTCCAGCCGGGCCATGACAGCACGTCCGGTTTTATCAGTCCGGTATTGTCGACCTCGGGGCCGGTGTCCGGTGTTTCGGTAGTGTCTGTTTCAGCGACCTTCTTTTCCGCGGCCTTGTCAAGTTGAACCTGGCACCAATCCTCGAAATACTTGAACCAGTCATCCGGGGTCTTCTCGAGTCCGGTAAGTATCTGATCCGGGGTTAGGCCGGCAAGTCCATTGACATACTCGACATAGTCTGTCAGCAGCTTTGCTGTTCCATCAGCCAGCTCACCATTGTAATGCATGGCTGCTTTGCTATGAATTATATCGATGGGGTCCACCAGCGCTGCCTCAGGCTCTTCTGTGACGGTCTCGACGGTTTCCTCTTTTGGCGCCGGCTCCGGGGCTTTTTTGGGCGCTGCCGTTCTCTTTGCCCAGTTTTGGATCAACTTGATAAACTCGTCCGGTCGGCCGAGTGCATCATTATAAATTTCATCGGCAGGACAACCGTTGATCTCGCAGGCCTTTTCCACAAAACCCTCGGCAGCCATTCGCAAATCATCACCGAGCATGGCATAAAACCGATCCTCGGGAGTCTTCACTTCTTGTGCATCCGTGGGCGCCTCGGACTCGATCTCAGTTCCCGGGTTGACATATTCAGAAGCGTCGGGCTCGGCGGATGCTTCTTCTTCTGACTCATTAGCAAAAGTGCCATTGGGGCTTTCATCCTTTGCCGGAGTTTTAACGGTTGTTGAAGCAGGCTTCTTCACTGAATAGTCTCCGGAGGCATCCTCTTCCATGTCGATGGAATCAAGGACCTCTTCAACAATACCAAGACCTTTCAGGACATCACCGAAAACGTCACGTAGTGCAAACCAACGGGCACGCCATTTGAGCATGCGTTTGGGATGCTTCATCCATACAGAAGGATATCCCTTTTTTGTGCGCTCGTTCCATTTGCCCATGAGCTTTGCATCTTCGATTGAGAACTCGCTTCGATGGACACGTTTCTCGCCCTTGCGTTTAAGCTCGCATACGGCCATGTAGTTATCGTGGCCAAATTCACCATCGAAAAACTCATTGATATCTTCAAGTTTTCCGGATCCTCTAACCAGCGCCAGGCCGACATCACCATAGATAGACGGCTTACCATCGATCACGGCAATGGCCTGTAGGGACTGATTATGGCTGAGGCCAATTTCCATTCCCCAGGATATGGCCACGAACGTATCCTCGGTTTTTCTGCGGTAGGCCTCGGGCACAACGCCGGAGCTGGACAGAATAACTGCCAGGCGCCAGACTCCTTCGAGATCAACCGGTGCAAAGACCCCATTTTTAACAGGGACGTTTGCAGGCGCAGGTTGCTGCACTACCGGCAAATTCTCCGGGTTAACGGCTTGTTGCTCTTCTTTTGACATTGTAGCTCTCCTTTTTATGATTTGTTTACTCTGGTTTTAAGGTCAATATCATCGGTGACCTGTAGGCCGGGAACCACAACGCCATTCTGGACGTCACGATCAAGTGCATCCTGGTCGACAGCCCAATATTTGTATTTCCGGGGGACAGCTGCCATGTCCACTATGGTCCACTTCTTAAAAACCTTGACAGTGGCTGAGCCCTCTGCAGTTTTGAATGTTCCGGATGCAACTGTAGTCGGTGCTATCGGAACCACAGGAACCTTAACAGCCTTGGCCTGGTTAGCCTTTTCTATCCGGGCCTTTTCCTCGGCAGCCTTCCTTAGACGCTTGTCCTCAGCCAGCTTAAGGGCCAGGGCAATCGGCTTTACCTTCTCTGCGAGTACTGCCTTGATAGCGTCGAGCGGGTTCTTGATCGCCCTCACCATAGAATCAACAGCTGTGTTAAAAGCAAGGTACTTGGCCTTGATGACTTTCTTTTCCTTTTCGACGCGGTTGCTCATTTTCTTTGTTTGGTTCATCATGTCAATAGCGATGTCAACGGTTTCCTGATCTTTAACCATGAACTTGTCGGCAACCACCTTCATCTTTTCGATCTCTTTGGTGAATAAGAGTTCGAGAGTTTTGACAGCTGCTTTAGAATCAAAGGCCTTGAGGGCAGGCAGTGACGGTTTTTTTTCTTCAGCAAAGTCGTAAGTTTTCTTTTTCATATCAGCTCCTTAAAAACTGCGTTTGCACAATTAAATATTCCAAGATCGTAATCGTAATTACGATATTCATTTACCAGGCAATCCTTATCGAAATCCCTTCTAAGCCTAACTGACATGCGGACATCTATCTTTAAATTTTTGTTTGTTTCAACGAGATTCTGGTAAGCAGCAAGCTGAAATTTCCATGTCTTTGATTGTGCCACGGACGTTTTCCAGTCTATCAGCGCTACCAGTCCTGAATGCATTTTTGCAACAAGATCGAGCTGTCCACAATAGTCCCCATCGATCTGAAGCCTCTCCTCGCCCAGGATAACCCAGGCTACATTTTCCTTGTACCACTTCTTGCCGCTCTCCACATATGGCTTCCAGAGTGGATTAAAATTCTTACCATAATAAGGAATCATCAGGGCATGCGCATACATGGCGTCATGGCATGCTGACCCGCGGTCTGTGTGTTCCTTCTTAAACCACCGACGATCAACATAAGGACTGAGGATCTTTGTGACGCTCGGTAGCCCGGTATCGTTCTTGTAATCCATCTATTCCTCTAATGGTTTCTTTGATACTTCATAGACGCCGGCGCCAATATATATACCGATAAGCTGCCTCAACCGGCCTTTCACAATCAACCTGTCAAGATCAGCAAGCAGCATTTTTCGCCAGTCCTTTGTTGCCATGCGCTGCTTGTGATCTTCACGATCCCAATGTCCAGAATCCCTTAACAGCATGATATCACCTATCTGCGTCGGTTGACTTTGTTGAGCCGGCGCGCCTTGGCGGCCTTCTTGCCCTTTTTCTTCCTGGCAATCTGGTCGGCCTTATTAAAAGGATCGCGCTCCGTAACCTCTGTGGTGTCCTCGTTTTCCGGCTCTTCGAGTTTCAGTTTCAGGTTGTCATACTTAGGATGTACATTCATTTCTAATCTCCTTTGCTATTTTCTCAAGTATAGCACAGTTGTAATAAGAACCTATCATCGACCTGGGGGCTTGACAAATGATTCGAGCTGTATTAGAATGCTTTTAACACCAAAAAATTTTAGAAAAGGAGCTAATTATGATAGGAACAGTTTTAAATACGACTTGTATTCATGGCAAAGAGTTGATGGACTGTCGAAGATGCATAGACATAGAGGAGTTTGACACCGACCTGGATGATGAGACTGGCGCCCCTAAGTGGTTCATGGGCCTCGACGATATCCCCCTGGAGAACGGTGGGAACCCTGAATGGTTGCAAGTGGAAGATAATGTCTCTGGCATCGACGTGATACTGGAAGACGAGCGCGAGGTTGCTATCTATGGGGACTAAAGCACTGGCGCAATTTAAACCGCGGCTACTTAATCCTAAGTGGCCTGGTAGCGCAGAAGATAAAAGCTACACGGTCCTGGAGAAGGGGTCCATAACAGACCTCAATGTCATTGTCGAGACATTCGACGTCAGGTTAATTAAATTCGATTTTGCCGATGGTATGTCCCTCAGGCTCGTAAGGGATGAGGATGCAGAAGTCGGAGAAAAGATCGACACCTACGCATAAGAGAGGATATTATGGCAACTACATGGTATCAGATATCAGCATCGAAACTTGGCAGTGACGAGATCAGGACAGGTCAAGTCAACGTCGAAAGTATCTCAAACGTTATACATGCTTTGGGTAAATACGGGTGGCATGTCCATAGGTACTATGAAGTAGACAGGCCTAAAAATCATACAACTAACCCATTTCTTGGCAAAAAGCATGGGGAGGTCTAAGTTTTTAAACCAGGGGGTTGACATTGCCACAATAGTATGAGACAATACTTTTAGAGCGTCACGAAAAAGCAAAGGGCAGGAGAAATCAAAATGAAAAAATCACATAGGTTCGACGAGATGTCAAATGTAAAATGCAAATGTGGAAAGAAACTCAAGGCCAGAGTGGTCGAAAATAAACAACCGCAAAATGCCAGGAAATGCTACAGGTGTTATTCTAATGCTCGGTATGCTCCTACTGCGAGATTTAATAAGGACATGAGGATCTTTATCTATCGGGAGTGTGTTGCCTCTCATCGAGCGGCAGTGAGTGTGTAACAATTTCCTGCTCTACACCAGGTGCCTCTTGAGTATAACTCAGAGCACTGGTGTGGAGCGGATTTGACAAAGCTAAAAAAGTGTGAGATAATTATTTTATCAAGTTAAGGAAACAACAACCAACGGGCTATCACAACAGGGAGAAAATTATGAGTCACTTAGTTTACCACATTGGCGACGAGCAAAGCATGGCTTTTATTGGGGCAACCCCATGGCATGGCCTGGGACAGGAGTTGAAACCCGGCGCATCACTCGAGGACTGGGAGCGTGTAGCTCACCTTGATTGGATGGTTGCTGAAAGTACGGTAAAGTTTGACGTTCCTGGGGGCTTCCGGGACTCTGTCATTCCTGCTGAAATGAAAAACCGTAAGGTTCTTTACAGGACAGACACGATGGACTCTCTGAGCATTGTTGGTAAGGATTACAAAGTTGTTCAACCCATTGAGATCCTTGAGTTTTATCGGGACCTTATCGAAATTCACGGATTTGAGCTGAATACAGCTGGCAGTCTCGACGAGGGACGCCGGGTGTGGGCTCTGGCAAAAATGGGTGATGGTTTCACGCTGCCTGGCAATGACGTTGTTGTTCCTTATTGCCTGCTCATGACCTCTTATGACACGTCGCTGGCAACAACGCTGATGTTCACGTCGATCAGGGTAGTATGTAACAATACCCTGGAGTGGGCGGTTCAGGCCGGCAATGAGGGCGATGATGCATCCAGCATGATTAAGGTGCCGCATACCGACAGCTTCAACGCTGCAGATATCAAGTTCGAAGCTGGACTGATAGATGCTTCCTGGTTGGAATATTCGGAGTTGTGTGCTGAAATGGCTCGCTACACCCTGCCGGGTACCGAGGCGACTAACTTCTTCTTGAAGTGCATCTTTGATGTAGATCAGCTGCGGTACACCCCTTGGGATCAGCTTCCTTCAGCTCAGTTGAAGTCCTACGCTCGCATCATGGAAGGATACCTGTCAGGACGCGGAGCAGAGATCAAGGCCGCCAGCAACACCCTATGGGGTGCCCTGAACGCCGTGACTGAGTATGTCGACCATCATAAGCCGGCTCGCTCAATCAACAACCGCTTCAAGGCCACGATCGCTGGCACCGGCCGCAGCCTGAAGCTGAAGGCTTTTAACCTGGCAAAAAAGCTTATCAACCTTTAGAGGGTGCAGGCCAAGAGAGGAGCTGGCGGATAGGCCAGCTCCCAGGAGAGCCGAGTACCTTACTATTCCCTGGTTGCCTCGAGGTCCGGATTCCCACTATTCATGGGCGGACTGACGACAGGGGACCAGGGCATCTTTTAAACCTAAGGGAACAGGCAATACAACATGAGACCGTTAAGAGGATCCCCGGCGACGGGAAGTCTCACTTGCCCAAACCTAAGGTACGGTAATGGCAAGGGCTTGCGTACCCTCCCGGAGCTGGAAACAGACAGAAATGCCATAGGGGTTGACAAACGATTTTGGATATGAGATAATGGTTTTAGCAAGTCAAGAAAACCATTAACCAGGGAGATTAAAATGAAATACAAAACGGCAAGAGCAAATGACTTTACAATGCATCTAAAAGTGCTAACGGTTGGAGATGCAAAAGATATCCTTGAGGAGCTCGGAGTTGATTGGGTGATAGCATTTCAGCACGAATACACTGACCGCGGGAACAGGAAAGACCTCGGGATCCATATATATTTTAAAGATGATTGTGGATATGATCTTGCTTATTACACCCCGGTGATGGAAATTTTAACGGTACTTGACAAACCTCGTGTTGCTACCTTCACTACATAGGGAGATAAGATAATGTGGGAACAAATTTCATACTCAGACTTTTTGTTTTATATTCGACACTTAGAAGTTATTCTTGACGACAGGTCTAAGCTGCTGGAGCCCGAGGGTACAATTTATTTCGGTTCCGAGGGGCTCGAAGAGTACAGGATGAAATGGGACAGCCGTGGAAGCCATACAACTGCAAGGTGGGTAGAGTAACATGAAGAAGCTTTATTGTCCAGAATGCTTAGCATACCTCGAGAACGGATCCGGAGAGCTCATGGACTGCCTCTGCGGATGGAAACAGCCCGAGGACAATGAAGAGGGTCCAGAAGATGTCGAGGGATGATTTATTATGTGCTCTCGTGGAGTCGTCTAAAGGCAGGACGCATTTGTCAATCGTAAACGCTAACGGGTCATTCCCGCGGGGCATGCGATATCAAAGGAAATCAGGTTCGACTCCTGCTCCATGCAAAAATGATAGAGTGGCCATTATATCAGGAGCACATAATTAATGATCTTTCGACAGGGGCTTGACAAACGATTTAAACTGTGAGATAATACTTATAGAACGTCGAGGAAACCGACATTAAAAAAACCAAATAAACAATAACCCAATAACAAGGAGCTATCACAATGATTATCAATTTCATGGAAAAAACGATCAGTCGGTTTCGGTTAGAGACTCTTTTAAATTCCACTTCCGGACGTTTCTTCACGGTTATGTTCATCAAGAAGGACGGATCCCCCCGCACCATGAACGCTCGCAAGGGTGTCCACAAGGGGCTGACCGGTACCGGGAAACCGAATGGCCTGCATACTTCCGCCATGAAGGTTTTTGACGTGAAGATTAACGGTTATCGCCAGATCAACCTGGACACCGTTAAATGGGTAAAAACGGGTGGAGTACGATACACCGTAGTGGGATAGCCCGAATCCTGACCAGGTGTCTCGATTGTCCTCCCTCTCGAGACACCGAATCAGGTGGCAACCGGCCGGGGGTGTAATGAGCTGAGCGCTCAACGGTTGTCCAAGATTTTGGGACATTCGGGGAAACGAGAAATCCGATAGAGCGTTTTTGCGGGGGGAAACGAGAAATCCCTGTATAGCGCTTAATGTCCCTGGCACCAGCAGGAAAACCGTGGGTCTGACAGCACATGGCAGGATCGCTGGTGCCCATAAAAATTATGGGTTCTTAGACGGGGTTGAGTTTGCTAAGTGATCACCTGGGGTTTCCATTTTGAGAGCGGCCACCGCAACACGACTGGTCAAGGCACTTAATGGATGCAGCTCCAGCAGCGAACGAACGATGTCGATTAGATTAAAGGGGGTTTAAATCCCCCAGGACCCGATCCTTTATAAGGGGATTGAAGAGGTAGCACAAAAAGACCTCGTTGCCGAAAGGCCACTCCCCTTGCCAATTTCTTGGAGGGATAGCTTAAAGGAAAAAGCGCCCGGTTGTCGACCGGGAGAATTGTGGTTCGAATCCACGCTCTTCAGCCAAAATTATGGGGACAGACGCCGTCCGAGAAGGGCTGTCTGATCAGCAGAGGGACTCGGAATAGAAACGGTTAAGATAAGGAAACAGGTATGATAAGGCCTGCAAAGCCCGAAGACGCCTGAGGCAGCCCGACACTGCCCGTCCTCACGCTCTTTATGGTCCTGTAGACTAAGGGTTAGGTCATGAGACTTTCAATCTCATAATCCGGGTTCGAAACCCGGCGGGATCACCAGCTTGACAAACCATTCAAATCATGAGACAATGTAGTTATGGACTTAACACTGAATACAAAAAACATTGACAAAGACCTTCGACCGATCTGGACGGTCTGGAATCCTAAGACCGTTCAGAAACGTGTCAAGGCTCACGTCCGCAGGACCAGGCGAGCATACAAACAGTATCTCAGGTCTGGATCACTTAGGGATTTCGAAAGGGCTAACAAACGAATCGGAAGATGGGACTTTGACTAATGAAAATTCTTGACACCTTATTGGTTGTTGCCGGGATCCTTGTGACGGTCCTAATTATAACTATGTTCGTTAGCACCGAACATACTATCCAAAAGACCCAAATCATTGAGAAAACAAACCCTTTGTACAATGTTCAATACCGGGCTTTTTACCTTCATATGGGGCCTGTTAATTGGTATACCAAAGCTTATCTTGACAAGCGCGGTGTCGGCTATGGCATGGCTTTATATTGTGAATTAAATTACATTCAATTTTAAGGGGGTTTTATGGATTGTTTAGAACTTGAACACAAGGGAGTTAAGGAGTTTTCCTTTTCTTACTCAGGCAAGGTGAGGAAGCTGGACGTTTACGATATAGTTGCCAAGGACTCGCATGGCAATGTCATTCATCGAATCAAGGATGCAACCAAAATCGATCTGTACGAGCTCGCTGATGAGATCATAGATATAAGGGGGTACTAATGGAAATCACAACCTATTCAGAATTTGGCAATATGCCTTTGCCGGATCCGCCGCCGATGGTACCAGACTGGAAAGAAATATACAGAGAAGGGCCGGCACCGAGAGTTCCAGATCCGGACAGGATTACGATGTATGATCAAAAGCGCGATTTCAATATGACCGTTAAAGAGATAGCCGAGTATTTCAATGTAACCAATTCAACCATCAACAGGGTAATCAATAGCGGCCTCGACAAGCTTAGGGAAACCTTCGAAGAGCAGGCCGGGACAACCGACCGATCGAAACTTATGCAAAGTATGCTATTCTTGGAAGAGGATACAAACTTCTTTAACCCAAATCAAGGTGGTAAAGGGGACACAATATGGCATCAGTTACGATCTTTGTCGGAGATGTAAAGTCCGGAAACATCGTCCATATGGACCAGACGTCCTGGGACAAGACCATTGAATCCCTCGAGGGTAAACGTATAAAGATTACCCTCAAGGAGTTTAAAGCCAGCGATAATATCCGGAGCATAAGGGCAAATAGTTATTACTGGGGAGTTCTGGTTGAGCTCCTCCGGGACCACTGGGGCTATAACACCAAAGAAGAGATGCATGATGTCCTGGGTATGATGTTCCGGAGAAATTACGAGGGTCCACTGCCCACGATCGATCGGACGTCTAATATGAGCTCTAAGGAGTTTTGGGAGTACATCCGGAAGGTCAGACTATGGGCAATAGTGGAACACAACTTTAATATTCCA